AATCTATAAGATTAGAACAAGAGGCAGCCGAACTAAGACTTGAAAAAGCAAGGTTGGAAGCGTTGGTTAAAATCGCTGAAGAAGCCGAAGCAAAAGCCAAAAAAGAAAGAGAAGTTTTCGAGAAAGAGAAAGCGGAATTTGCAGAAAAACAAGCAATCGCTGCGAAAAAAGAAACTTTTGAAAACAGAAAAAATACCCTGCTTGATTTAGGATTTCAGTTTGATGATAATATTTGGGAAGAACGTGATTTCGGAACATCTTTAAATGCCGTAAATGATATGGATGAAAAAGCATTTGAAGAATTTATTGAATATGCTAAAGATGTTGCTTTGTCCTTAAAAACTCCTGCCGTTACCGAAGTCCTTGAAGCGGTAATTATCCCCGAAACTATCCAACCTGAAAAAGTAGAAGTTGCTGAAATTTTAGCTACTGAATTACCGACAGTAAGTGTTTGTACGAGTTTATCGCAAGATGTTTTAGAGATTCAACACACAGTTGATTCTTATTCTAAAATTTTACCTGAAACTACTTGGGAAGCAATCGAAAAAGACTTCAAGTCCTCCGCCGAAAAGTCATATTCAAAATGGCTAAAAGACAACTATAACGCTCCAATTAAAAAACAATAAGCTATGATTAATTTATTCAACGCCCAAATAGAATCTCTTTCCTTACATCGTGTAGGAAATAAAAGCCGTAACGAAGCAATATTTTTATCAGACGAACCGTATCGCTTAAACGATGAAATTATCCCTTTAATCAAGGAGTTTTTCTTGAAGCCGTTCCGTGAAAAAGAAGAAAACTACTTCCAGTTTTCGCACGAAGTAGATTTGGAATTTAATGATATTTATATGCAAGCAACTAGATTGTTTGACAGTCCTTGGAAATCTCACGAAATCTCTACCGCAATTACAAGATACCTTTTCGAACAATCAAATCACCCGCACATCAAAAATGGGGAAGTTTATGTGGCTTATCTTAAAAATGTTTCCATAGATAACAACGTTGTGGATGCCATCGGAATTTTCAAATCTGAAATCAAGGCAGATTTTATAGAAATGGGAGAAAACGGTAGTCATTTAGAAATGATTTTGAAACAAGGAATTTCCTTGGATAAACTTGACAAAGGATGTTTGATTTTCAACTACAAAAAAGAAGAAGGCTACAAAGTTTTGACCATAGACTCTAATCGCTATGACTCTAGATATTGGCTTGAACACTTCCTTGGTTTAGACGTGTTTCAAGACGAAAATTTCTTGACTAAAAAGTACTTAAAATTCTCCCAAGACTTTGCTAAAGAAGTTGTAGGACCTGCCGAGGATAAAAAAGAGGAAGTAATGTTTATGAATCGGGCTATTAATCACTTCGCCAAAAACGACCAATTTGAGGAAACCGCATTTTTAAACGAAGTATTGGATAATCCGGACTTGATTTCGGAATTCAAAAGTTTCAAGGCCGACAAAGGAGAAAAATACTCAATCGAAGACGTTTCCACTTTTCCTATCTCAAATTCTGCCGTTTCCGATGCCCGACGAAAGTTTAAAAACATCATTTCTCTCGACACAAACATCACCATAAAATTGGATTTCGTGAATCCTGAAAGTGCCGAAAAGTTTCTGGAAAAAGGTTGGGATGAAGAAAAGCAAATGTACTACTACTTATGCTACTTCAATAAGGAAAATAAGTAGCTATGAAAGTAATCTATATGAACGATACTCTTTGCTTAATGCAGGGGACTCAAGATTTAGAAGAATTAGATGCTTTAGTACTTTTAGGAGAGTTAAAGAGTTTCGACGGAAAACCTTATTTAGTAATAACAGATAACGAAGAATAATTATGGATAAAATACAATATGGAGATGTAGTGACTGCTGACTTTTCATACAACACAATCACTTTTGAAATGGCTGAATCTTTTACTATTTGCTCAGGAGAATTTGCGATAGTTAGATTAGATAGTCTAAAAGAAAAAATGGATTTAGAAGAATTTTTAAATAACAAACAACTATGTCACAAACTAAAAAACCAAGTAATCCTTCTGCATTTGCTTTTGGATACGGGACAGATAACTATAGTGACATTCAATTAGGAATGACTTTAAGAGATTATTTTGCAGCTAAAGCAATGCAGGGAATGTATTCAGTAACTCCAGCAAAAGACACGAGTAATAAAGCACTAGAATCAGATGCAGAAGTATTTTACAGAGTCGCCGACGCAATGCTAAAACAACGTGAACTAACCGAAGAAAACAAATAAACTATGTCAGAAGAAAAAACAAAGATTAAAATAACCTTAAACGAAGGAACAATTTCATTATTCGAATCAATCGCAAGTATTCTTGTTGACCCAAACGATCCTGATAAATATTATTTTTTACCATTTTGGTTTAAAAGAATAGGAGACACGAATGAATTTGAAATTAATTCACTTGGTCGATTACCAAAAAATCTAAAGGATTTAATAATCTCAAAACGTAACGGATAATGTCAGAAGGAATAGTAGTAATACCAAAAAGAGAACTTCCAGTTTTAGCAGATTTATACAAAGCAACTGATATAGCTACTTTGTTTAAGCACGACCAATTTAATCTTTTGATGAATCAGGCTCCGGAGCCAAAATGGATTTTAGAAAACAAATTTGCAGGGAATTCAAAATATATTCCAATCGGGATTTTAGAAACTCTACTTCAAAGAATTTTCAAGGAATTTAAAGTAGAAGTAATGAGAGAAGGTCAATTATTCAATTCTGTTTACGTAACGATAAGACTTCATTACTTAAATCCAGTTTCGGGAGAATGGAGTTATCACGATGGCGTTGGTTCCGCTCAAATTCAAACAAAAGCAGGAGCAAGCCCCGCAGATTTAGCAAGCATAAATAACAATGCTGTAATGATGGCTTTGCCAATGGCTAAATCCTATGCGATAAAAGATGCTTGTGACCACTTCGGAAAATTATTTGGTAGGGATTTAAACCGAAAAGAAGTAATGGGATTTGGAGTTGATAAGAATCTTGATAAAGAAGCTGAATATAATGATTTGGTTTTGCTTTTTGAACAAAAACAAGACTTCATTCCTGCCAATGACTTCGACGACATAAAATCTGTAATCGAAAAGAAACAAGTCAAAGCCTATCCAAGAATCAAAACCTATTTAGAAAACATTCAAATCCCTGAAGTATGACCCCAATAGAAGAAGTATTGTTTCGCGCATCCGGTTCCGGAGCATTAATAACAAACAAGCAAGGAATAGGAATAACCGCAAGTCAATTAGAAGAAATTAACGAACTCTTGCAAGAGAAACTAAGTGGTATAAACAAGAACGGTAACAAAATAAAATGGGAAGGAACTAAAAAACCAGGTGATTTAGCCGCATTAATAGCCAAGCGTGATGCTCCTCCTGAATTATCTGATACGGCCAAAGCATTTGTTCGTAAAGTTTGGCTTAAAAACGAAAAAGGAATCGTAAAGGATATTAAGTCTAAATACCTAGATAAAGGCACTTTTAATGAAGAAGATGCAATTACCCTGATTTCGGATGTAGATGGGATTATGTACTCTAAAAACGACGAAAGAAAGCAAAACGAGGACCACAGCGGAGAATGTGACGTAATCAAGGAAGCAAATAGAAAACGAATTGTTCACGATGTGAAATGTTCGTGGGACGCCGAAACTTTTATGACCTCAAAACCCTCAATAGACTACGAATGGCAAGGTAGAATTTATATGGAACTATGGGATGCTGATGAATTTCAATTACGATACTGCCTAGTAGATTGCCCTGACCATTTACTGCAAAAAGAAAAAGAATTCGCTTGGAGAAAGTATTATTCCAATACTATGACCACCGAAGAAGAAGCGGAACTTGAAACTATGATGGAGCCAATTTACGCTCAAATAGAAAGAAATCTTGTGTACTCCGCCGGCGACAGATTTACTAAAGAGGAAAGAGTCAAAACATTCACTTTCTACCGTGACAAAGAGAAAATGAAGTTGATGTCCGAAAGAGTGAAAATGGCAAGGGATTACTACAAAACTATCACGCTAAATGGAAATAATTAAAAAATATGAGTAAAGACCCTGCATTCTTGTTTTACCATCAAGATTTCTTTACTGGGGTTTCAGATATGACAAATGAGGAGATTGGCGCATATATAAAATGTATGTG